CGCCACCATGTACATAAACTCAGTAAGCGCCTTGTTGTAGAACATGGCGGGCTCCATCATGGAGTTAACCATGCCAGTCCATATCTTTTTGCGCTCGTTATAATCGCCGGTCTTGAACTTGATAGAAAAACCTTGCTGCGAATCGTTGCGAGACGCATTAAATACATGCTTGCCGGAAAGCGTGGCGCGGTAATATACCTTGCGCGTCAGCTCCAGGAACTCCATACCCTCAAAATACCGGGCAAGCTGCGCCTTGACCTCTGGCGTGCAGGTCAGCACCTCGGCGCGGGGGTCATAGGCAAACAGATCGTCTTGCTCGGCAGGGACGATTGACTCCAGTAGCACCTGGATGGTCATCGCCTCTTCCGGCGTTGTGGCCGCATAGAGCGGGTTGTCCGCCCGGTAGTATTTTTCCAGGTCGTACCACTGGTAAAAATAGATATTCACGCGCCCCTCGGTGGGGTCGCCGATAAAGTCCATGGTCTCGCGCTGGTAGAGAGGATATATGCCCCCGGCGTGCGGGGACTGGACAACCTCCCCATCTTCACGATCCCCACTTGCGGGCTCAAAAACATCGTCCTCGGCCTCAAACAGCTCTTTGGCCGTTTTCAGGTCGTACTCTTTTTTGTAATACACCCACTGCGCGTCCAGGAGGTTTGCCTCGCGGGCCGCCGGGTCATAGGCGCAAGATAGCGGGTCAAGGCGCATCATCTGTATTTCGCCCGCCGGGTCACGGGAGGAATACCCCTCGCCATAGGACATGCAGGTCTCTGTTGCGCCCAGGCCCCCTATCAGCATGTCTTTAAGCGCCCGCGCATCGTGCTGGTCCGCATTCGCGTTGTCCCGCACATAATCGTGCGCCGCGTTGGCGTATGCCGCTTCCAGCGCCCGCTCTTCATCATCTTGGTTGCGCGAGGCAAACTTCACCCGCTGGCGGTTTTGCAGCATGAAACCATGGGCCGCGTTGACGTACGGCTTGACCTTATTGAAAGACACCTCCGTCGTGCGTTTTTGTCCATCCATCCCGCGCGCAACGAAAGTGTCCCGGTAATCCATGAAGTCGCCAGAATAGAACGCTTGGCACTTGCGAGTATTGTCGTACTGCGTACCAAGCAAGGACGCGCGGCTTTTGTGCTCCTTAAATTGCGCGGCTATGTCTTTGTGCGATTTCATGTTTTGAGCCTTATTCGCCCATCTTGGACCAAGTCCCGATCTGTTGCGCGCTTCATATAACTTTCAAATTCTTTGTATTCCTCATTAGTCCATTCATTGTTTTCGTCTTCCGCCCATTTACCTTTAAAAGAACGACGGTCAAAATCACCAAGAGACTCTCCGGGAGAAAGATTAAACGCACGTCTTATCTTATCTATGAAGTTAATATGCTCTCTGCGCTTTATTGCTAGAGGGCAATTGCGCTCAAACACAATATACTCCTCGTCTGTTAATTTGGGATAGGTGTTATGTGCTTCCATTTTACAAAAACCTTTCTGCTCTCCTACTCACCAGTTCATCCAGTGCTCTTTGCCTGGCGATTCCTCAAACCCATAATCTTTTCTCCCTTTTTCTCTGCCTTTCGGCCAAATCAAATCCAAGTCCGGCTCGGCGATACGAGCCAGGGCGTCTAGCATGTCATCATGGACGGGCACCGGGAACGCCGTGTATTCCTGCTCCACAAAATCGCGGACCAAATCGCGGACTACGCCCTCATAATCTGTATAGTGCCAAGTGCGCGGGAAGTAGAATCGCCCCTGTTCAAAGTAGGGTATCAGCCTCTTTATCCTGTCGTTCTTTGCTGTTGTGCCACCGACTGGCTCTATCTCAAAGCGGTAATTCTCTTTCGCCTGCACATCCTTGATATGGTCTATATCTGCCTGCATCCCGACCTTCTCATACCGCACCCCATGCCGGCGCTGCGGCTGCCACTTGCGGTGCCACTCCATAAGCACACGCGCCCGCTCCGTAAGGTTTAGGCGGTCCCGCAGAATATCAAGGACATAGATATTTTGGTCTTTGCCAAGGCCAAGGCACCACATCGCGGTGTAGTCGTTATGTTTTCTTTTTCCGTTCGCTGGGTCTACTAATATGTATTTGTTAAGGCCGCCGGGAAACACCTCGTCATAGTACCGTATCCACTCGCGCTTGAAGCCTTGCGACTCATCCGCCGCCGGGTCCTGTAGCATTTGACATGCAAAGATATATGGCCCTTGCACCCGCCGCTTGGCCGCTATCTCCTCCCGCGTCAAAAGCACGGGCTCCCCGTCCGGCGTGCCGTCCACTGTGGCCGGGTACACGCGCGGGATCGCCGTACCGGACTCCATTATGGAGCGATACGTATCGTTGAAGTGGTAGCGCGTCCCGATAACCCGCTTGGCCCCGCCCCTGGCCCCCAGGTTGTCCGCAAGCTGGAAGGCGCTCGTGGTCTTCTCTATCATGTCCGGCGTGGTGACGCTGCCCGGCACCACCACGTCGTCAAATACCATCAGGCTGAAGTGCTTGCCCGTTGGCATCCCGTCCACCAGGCCCCAGGCCTCCACTGTGGCCTCTTTGGGGTTGGTCGCCCGGCGCAGGATAATCCCGTCGTCCTCGGACCACTTAGGCGCGTCCCGTTGCGGGTTTTCCCACACCACATCCGGGAACACCTCCCGCAACAGATCGTTGCCCTCAAACTCCCGCTTGATCTGTCGCAGGAAGCCCTTGGCAATCGGGCGAGTGTGCGAGAAAATCCCGCATGTCACGGGCTGGACCCCAGGCACATCATCGCCGTGCGTGCAAAGAATATCCTGGATGGTCTTTGCGTATGTTAAAATCGTAGAGTTAAATGTTGGAAGTAGAGATTCGCCTGCCAGATAAAGGCCGCCCTCTACCTGGATACAATTAACCGGAACAGTTTCTATTGGCTCCGGCCTGTAAGTCCGCATCCTCCTTTCTCTCTGTTTGCACCTATCGGCCTTCCTCTTGAGCCTAAAAGGGCAAGCTCCTTCCGATGTCTGAAATTGTCCATACCACGCCCCACTTGCTGCCCGTGACTTTGACGCCCTCATCCCAAGAGAGCGCGCCAGGAATACAACGGAATCAACTAAACTCTCGCCTTTCTGCACAAAATACGCTGTGCCGCGCGTATCGCATGATCCGTCTGTGTCCATTAGACCTTGCAATAAGGCCAAACGATCTTCCGGCGAGGCAAGCAGGTATTGCTTCGGCACATGCTTATTGTTTATGACGCCCATTTCGCGCAAAACTGCGCTAGCGCCGGTTCCTCTCTTTCCGCGTTCGCCTGGGCCGAATATAAAAAGCCCCGTGTTTTGGTTAGACGACTTATGCTCGCGCACCTCGTACCCTGCTGCGCGGACCTCATCTATGATCTGCCTGTCCGTGTACGCACAAGTTATACGATTGCCGCCCGAGTGCCCGTCCCCAAGCCAGGCCCCGAAAACATACGGGTCAATCGGCAAGTCAGCGCTTCCTTTGAGCGGTGCGCAGTGCGGCAACCGAATGTTACCAGAGCGCGTGCTGCGCTTTTCTGTTTCGTACGATACGACGCGCCGACCCTCCCTCCAGTCTCCGATGCGCGTTTTTATCTTCCTTTGGTGCGGCCAAAAATGATCTCCCGCCGCAACAACATCGCCCACCCTAAAACAGTCTGCGCCAAGCATAGGGCCTGTATTAGCCAGAACATGAACAACTCGTCCATCAGGCGAGAAGACCTTATCGCCAGGCACCAGGTCGCCGTGCTTTTTCCACCCACCATCTGTCCAGACTGGCGTATCCAAAGCCAGGGCCTTGTAATGCTCCCTGCTCCACAAGTCAAGGTACCCATCCGGCGCGGCCTGCACTTCATTGCACCGCGCAAAGAGCCAGTCATTGTCTACATCCGGGCGATTGCATATATAGCGTAGAAGGAAAAAGAGGTTATTTCTTGCCAGGCTTCGCAGCACTATCTTTTGTTGCCAGCCCTTCAAGCTCGGAAGATACTCTAGCCACAAACGCCTCAAGCTGCTTCTCGTCCACTTTTCCGGTAGTTTCAAGTGTGCCATCAAGTTTCGCGTCCAGGTTTACATCCGTTTGTTGCGTGGGCTTACCAAGTCCTCTATCCAAGAGAGCCGCCGCAGCCTTCATCTTCTCCTCTATGGTGTATTTCCCATCAATGATATCCACGAAAATCTGTATAGCCTTAGGCGCGTTCTCCCGCGCCACCTCTAGGGCGCGGGACATCTCTGGTGTGACCTTGGCCCGCCCACCGGGATTGCCGGACTGGCCTTTAACAAAACGCCCCATCAGATCACCATCCTCTTTGCGCACCGGATAAAGTCCCGCCGGGGCATGGCCAGGGTGCCGCTGTCCACTTGATCCCCACGCCGCAGCGTCCAGGACCCAGCCGCGCTGTCCACCTGGACGGCCAATCCCTGCCCACGGAAGGCCTCTAGGGCGTCCAAGACATCGGCCTCGGACATCATGCCATCGCCGCCTCGCACCGCGTCCACGGGCCTCTCAGGGGCAGGAACGGACACCTTATTATATGGCACGCGCTCGGCACCCCCAGACTGGCGGTCCAACGCGACCAACGCCCCAGCCATTTTCATCTTTGCGCCCTGTCCCGTGAACTTCCCCAAGCCACGGGCCGAGCACATGGCCCGCAGGTCATCCATGGGCATTTTCATATAGT